TGCGTCAACTCTAGCTTCTGCTTGGCTAAGATCACATTCAATGAAACTATATCCAATAGAAGGAACAAACATAGACCTAATATCTTTTCCATAAGTCTCCCCATCCACTGCGAATCCATGTTTTCCTATTGTTTGAAAGCTATGCCCAAGATTGCCCATTTTGACTACACCGTTGTCTTGAAGATAAAGCATGTAGTCTGTAGTTTCACCGGCCGAGCTTCTTCCATTTACGGTTCCGGCAAGATTAAATTCACAACGAAATCTGCCATCCGGATATAATGGTAACACAAGAAGTTCAATAACTTTATGAAGCTTCCTACAATCAATAATGGTACGAAGAATATCTCTACAATTATAACTGGGAGAATTTCCCATCCATAGTAGGAGTTCCAGACTTTCTTCATCAGCCGCAGGCTTTCCTGTAGAAGTGTGTTTAGTGCCACGAATCGGTTTATAGTTAAGTTCTTCATAAACTAACCTCTGCATTACAGTTGAGCTAAGTGGGTTTATTTCCCGACCGACTAGGAGCTGGAGCTTATACTTGTAGGTTTCGAAAAGAGATGTATATTTTCCGATAAGATTGGATCTTTGTTGCTCATCAACCCGTATCCCGCTATCTTCCATTCGCTTGTATATGGGTAAAATCCCCATTTGCAAGTTATATACACTAAATGTTCCTGTTTCCTGAAGTTCTGAAAGTTGCGAACTATAAATTTGATGAGTGGCCAAACTATCTTTCGCATTGTAGATATATAACTTTTGACGGTCATAAGAGCTTGGATCATAATCTTTTCCTTCGTCCTTAAAATAAGGCATGTCTGTGTAAATAGAAGTGAGAAATCCTAAATTTTTAGGAAACTCACAATAGAGACAATTGGCCGCTATCATTGTATCCCCAACTACGTTCTTTACTGTCAGTCCCCATTTCTCAAGTTTCCGCCAATCGAATTTTACATTCTGATTGACTTTCGGAATATCACTTCTCAGAAGTTCGGCCACGGCCAGCAGCATCAGAATCCGATCATCTTCATTAATGTGATAGTCGAGAATGGGTACACAGCAAGATTCAAGGCCGTCGAAACAGAAAGATATGCAAGTAGGAATATTGGCAAAAGTCTCGATATCAAAAACCACAAAGACTGGTGTCTTCTCCAATTGCCGTCTGAAGAAACTTTTGACCTGTCCGGGCGTTTGGGCCACCCAACATTGGCCAATCTCAGGAATTGGTCCGTCAAGATTTTCGTTTCTTTTAACTTTGCTGAAATCAAGCCTTGAGATAAATTCGAGTTTGGGTTCTTCATATAGGTATGGATGTGGGCCGAGAATAGGGATTACTCTTCTTCCTGGAATGGAATTATGTGGTAGAATTGACCCACGAAATTTACGTATGCCCTGTAATCCAGTACAGTGATTAAAGGCCATCTCGCCAAGTGGAACCAATACTGTGCTTCCGATTTGCTGTATTTCATTGTTAAGAATCTCCTTATATTCCGTACTTAGAAGTTCTCTGTTTTTCTTCAATGAATTTTTACCAGATTTATTAGTTATCTTCTCTTTAATAAGACAGGTGAGCCAGAATTTCTCGAAGTCAAGACCTTGAGAGTAAGCAAGTTTACGTAGCTTGATTTCTGGATCGCCTGAAATTGCAAGTTCTGTCGAAACATCAGATTCGGCCCCGCCGTCAGCAATTAGCATAACTCGGGCGGAGGCATAACCACGGCCACGAATCATGTATTTTTAAATTGCTCCAACATATCATTATTTCTTGTTACTTTTGCTGAATGTCCATTTACTCGCATTTCGACACGGAACTCTTTAGTAATATCTCTATCAGTAACTATCGCATTTTGCATTTGTGGATGATCTATTCTAGTCAAGTTAATGGATTGTCCCTTTGTAGTTGCCTTTGTCATTTCATTAAGTACTGCAAACTCTAAGTCGTCCTCTGGCTCCATATTGAAAGCCCGGCAGTCACGATCGAAATTGAATGTTATTTTCATTCATCATCCTCTATAAGTTCCTTTATTAGTTCTGAACATTCTTTAGTAGAAAGATCATCTATATTGGATTTTCCTGGAAACCTTAATTGAATCCAATCTTTTCTTTTTACAGATGTATCTATTCCGTTGTCGTTAAAAAGTATCATGGCGTATTTGTATTGTTTCTCAGTAGCCATAAGAGTTGTGGGCTGCTATCTCTCACTACCCGCGTCCAAGCAGCGTCTTGAAAGATGCCTCATTTAAAGAGTGTTACTAAGTGTCGGGGGAGCACTTCTCACGCCTCTCACCCAGCCTTTCTAGTAAGGAACTTTCTGATTAGCTCCAGCTCCATAAGGAAGATAACCCTCAATAGTATTTTGTGGATTACCATTATAGATGGTAGTAGTTAGTTTTAAATCTACTTTCTTCCCCAAAAGATGATCTGTATTAAGCTCAAAATCTTCAGTATATTTCTTACCTGTTACAGCTTCATACAGGGGGATAATCATAGCCATAAGTTTGCTATTGTAAAAGTTTTGGATTTCTTTTCCAACTTTATCAATTACAAAAGTTACGGCTGTATTAATTGATTGTTTATCTTTTGCAGGGGTAGGATCAGCTACTTTGCTTATAGTTGCTCCATACCACCCATTTTCTAGTACTTTAATTTTTTCTATATCTGCTTTCGTTATCTTAATTATTGGCATTTACTTTCCTTTATTTTTCTTCTTTGTATGTTGTGTCACTTAGGGGAACCAACCTATTGTAAGTTGGCTCTTTCTTGGGAGCTCTGGGATCAGGACGAATAAATATGGGAATTTTTTCGATAAGAAATCCAATATCCTGATTTAATTTAAGATAGTAATCTACTAAATCACTATCTTCCTTGACGAGAATTTTCTTTTGTTTTCCATCTTGAATCCAACTAAGAAGCCACATCAGGATTTCTCCTCGATTTTATATTGGTATTGCTTAATTTGATACTCAAGATTTTGTGTATAGGATCTTTTAGTTCTGATCCAATCATGTAGATTATCGGCAAGCCAAATTACTAATAGAAAAGCATTTATGATTACAAATAATCCTAATCCTACCCACATTACATATCTAAAACAATCATAAGGGGTTACCATTAATATTCTCCTTTGAAGTAAGCTTCATGAGTTCCTCGTAAAAGCTCTTTCCAGTAATATCATGGCGGCCACTAGGTAGACCGTCATATGAAGTACGTGCAATACCGCCTTTAAAAGTAACGTAGTATTTATCATTTCCATTAATAGTTTCTCTTTCAAATTTGAAGATATGATCGAAGTGAGTCTGTATGTTGACTCCTATTTTGTCACGTATGGAGAGTTTCTCGCCTACTACAATAGATTCGGCATAAGTCATTTCGCGGCCCTGAGAATCAAGAGGTTTGCCAAACTTATCAATAAGATGGGCAGACACAATGATATTAGGAATTGGGATAGATTTAATAAAAGCCATGTAATCGCTCGCAGCTTGACTTTCCAATCCGTAATCTTCCGGGCCGGCCATAGAAACAGGACCGATCCATTTTCCTTTTCTTTCTTTATCCGTTCCATGAGTCATAGAGATAGCTTGACAAATAAAGGCATAGCATTCATTTGTTATGGAATCTGTAATAAGTGTTTGAAGTTCAAGTTGTCCTGTACGAGATTGAATGGACATAACTTCAAGTTTCTGATTTAGCTCAGGAATTAGACCATTGGATTTAGGTGGGAAATAATCGTAGGTTATCTTACTTCTATCAATCCAAGGTGCTCCTAAAAGTCCTCGCACGCGGCCGTCAAAATCCATAATATGTGTAGGACCTGGGAAGCTGGCGGCTGCAACAGTTTTGCCACTTCCACTTTGGCCGACAAGTAAAGCTACAAATCGGGTTTCGGGGGTGAGATCAGAGGCTTTAGGCAATATCTGTTACCTCGACCTTAAAAATCTTAATTACATCATGGCTATCTTCATTTTCTAATTCTTGTGCATTTCTTTTACATTCTTCTAAATCAGTATATAGATAATGTTCATTAGGATCTGCTGAATCTTCCTCAGAAATAAAATAATATGTCATAAAATCCCCATCTCCTCTAATTTTTTCTTCGCTTCTATTCTTTCTTTATCTTTTCTGGACAGTGAGCACTCAGTACATCTCGGGCGGGCAAGCTTGAGTTGTTCATAATCTAACACTATCTCATTTAGACCACATTTGGCACATATACTTGCTTTACCCTCTAAATCAATAGCTAATGCTATTTGTGTACAGTGTACATCGGCACATTTGAAAGTAGATTCTCGCCAAGGGAGTTTGTCACTACCTGTCCTCCGAATATATGTATGTATATGGTTTAAAGAAGCCATACTAACTCAGTCTCTTCCCTTCTCTATCTTCTACATAGCAAGCAACACCTTCAGATTCGTATAGTTTTAAAAGATCAAAAATCCAACCTTTATCTTCACTACAACAAATTAGTGGATCAAGAGTGTTGGATTTTTTTAATCGAGCACGACGAAGAAAATAGTACTCTTTTTTATCAATCGGGAATCTGGAGAAAAGTTGGGAACGGATCATTTAAGATACCACCGTATTATTAGCTATTCTATCTTCAGTTAATCTTTCATGTAATCTTGTTACAGATTCACAATTTAAATGTAAACTATGTACTAATTCATAATACATTTTATATGCTTTATCTCTTAAAACTAAATCTGGATGACAATATCCTATAATCTCAAGAGCATGCATTATATGAGAATACCAATGTTGAGGTAAATGTCCTAATGAAGAGGGTTTAAATGGATCGGGTGGATTAGACATAAAGAATGATCCTTCTTCTTTATCTACTTCCCTAGGATCAGCCGGATTCATAAAACAAAAACGTATGAATGCAGTTATTCGGCGGCCCTGAGAATATGCAACACCAGTAGAAGTCCATTCTTTAGGTTCATCATCGCAACCTCTAACTGCTGTTAGCAAAGTACCTTGATATCTTAATGGTAATTCCATTACCCAATCTTGAAGTACACTTACCACGGCTTCCATTCCTTCCTCTTAACAAAATCTCTCACCTTAATGGCATTCTTAGTTGTCTCACTTGCCTCTTCACAAATAGATGTGAATTGACACGGATAGCCATACTTTCCATCACAAGAGTCTCGATTGTGAAAATGTACTCCACTTTTTTGTTCTTGGGCTATCTTGATATAAATATCAATTAACTCTTCCCGCCAGAGTCTATTTTCGTAAGAAGAGAAACTAATTGGTTCTCTAACAAGAGTCTCTTTGCTGGCATCTTTTGCCATTCGGATGTAGTTAATAACTCCGAGATTGTATCCCAAAGCAAGCGAATAGTTTCTAAATTGGATACGCTTCTTGTACAAAGACCTTTTCCTAAATTGTAACTTATGATCCATCCAGAGGGGAGATCCATGTGTACTTCCAATAAAATCAATCCGTCCCTCAAGTATAAATAAATATTCATTCGTACTGAGAAGTTCATAAGAGAATCCTTGTTCTATTAGAGGTTCACCTTCATAAGAATCTACAGGCAGACTATTTTCGTCTATAGTTACTTTATAGCTTGGCCGTGTTGCTACTTCATAATCTGATTGACTATAGACCATTGTGTATTCAAGAAAACGATCTACAATTTGTTTACGCAAAGGCAATCCTAATGGATAGTCGTGATTGTCAGTTTCATCTTTCTCATCGGGATTGAAAGCAAGTGCGAATCTAGTAGCTATATCATTAGAGTGTCCAATACCTTTAGCTTTGTAGTAAAGTTCAAGATATTTGTGCATCAAAGTGCCTGCTACCATCGGATCGTCAAGAGTGTTGGACTTTGTTAGATGCTCAATGTTTACTAGAGAATGCTTTTCAGGGCATTCGAGATAAGTAGAAAGTTGAGAACTATCTAATATGAGTATTTGTTTAGACATAATTTAATTTCTATACTATAAACACTACAATTTTCTAAAGAATCTTCTTTTATTTGTCTTCTAGCAGATTCCTCAGTATCATGTAATTCATAACCTTTCCAACCTTCAATTGCATCTTTCTCATCAATTGCAGCAATATAAACTATCATAATTTATGACTCCCAAGTTGATCTACTAAATCTCTCAACGCATCCTTATTCCCTCTAATATCCCATTTATCAAGAGTCTCACCACAAATGTTTCTCTTGTCCTCAATCATTGGGTGGGAATAAAGTGTATCAATTGTTCCTTTTGCATTCATCCATTCGGCCAAAACTGGGCGAGTTTGCCCCGGACGATTAAATCTACCTTCTACCTGTTCTTCGTCGGCTGCATTCCACTCACGTTCCAAACCTAATAGATTGTTACAAGCTTGGAGGTTCAGCCCTACTCCACCTGCGATAGAATTTACTATCAAGATACGTCTTTGTGGATTATTAGTAAATTCTTTTACTACCTGATTCTTTTTTTCAGGGTTATCTTCACCCGAGAGTTTTAATGGGTTAAATCCACGTTCCTGAAATGCGTAATAAAGTGCATCCCTCACAGCATCATGATGAATACCAATTGCTATTTTTTCTTCTTCTACTGTATCGAGAAATACATCCACATACTCAATAGCAAATGGTACTTTAGCCATTCCTATGATACGTTTGAGAGTCATAAAATGTTCTTGTATATCAAGCCATGCAAGATTAGGACAAAGTCCAGCATTTACAAGATTAGTTACTTCTTTATTGTATGCTGTTTTAGCCTGCGGATCTTCAATAAGAATTGTTTCAAAAGATCGGCGGAATGGTGGAAGGCTTAATACTTGATTCTTCTCACGTCTGATAATAAAATTTCTAGTTTGATACTCAAATTCGTCAAATTTGTAAGGCAAGAATCTATTGTACTTTCCGCTGTATGGATCTTGTTGTAACCATTGCCTTCTAAATTGAGTAAGACTTGTAAATACTCCAGGTCGCAACAAATTGAGTGGGATAAAATATTCATCAGCTCTATTTTTGATTGGAGTACCGGAAAGCAAAATGAGTCCAAGCTTTTTTCGTTCTGTTTCATCTAAAACATCCTTTTGTGCGGACTGAGAAAAACTTGAAGCACACTTATTACAATGAGTGTAATGTCTCATTGTGGCAGATGACTTGTTGTCCCTTAGATTTATTTTAATCTTGGCCGTTTCAGTCCAGGAATGTCTACACATAGGACAATTAAGACGTAAAACTCTGTCAATTTCAGTGTGGCTAATATCTTGCAAGAATGCCACAAGTGCCTGACTCCGTGCACTGTCAGGATTCTTAAAGCTATGACATTCATCCACAATAAGCATATCGAAGTCTAAGTCTTTTAATTCTCTAAACTTTTCCTTATTGTTGACGAAACGACTCATAGTGTCCATTGACATAATGTAAACACCAAAACCGGGCGGAATGAAAGATTTTGTGCCATTAATGAGGAATGCACTCCATAAGTCTTGACTGTACCATTCTTTAGATTCTTCAAACCATTGATAGCCACAAGAAGCTTTGCAAAGTACAAGAATCCTCTTAAATCCGCCGTTGCGGGCGGCCAAGAGTGCCTGAATCGTCTTTCCCAATCCCATTGGATCAGCAATGAGACAGTTGTATCCACTCTTAGCAATAAATTCAAGTCCCTCAACTTGAAAGGGGAAAGCCTCTTTCTTTTCATTAAGTGACTTTGTGAATCGAATCTTAGGGTTGCCGCCTAGCTTCGCTACGTCTGTGATTTGTTCATAAAAGCTATGTCCACACTTGTACTCTCTAAAAACATCAGAGCCAATGAGACATTCACCTTTAAGAACTAGTGGTTTCTCACAGATCGGACATGGACTTAGTAATCTAGGCATGGCCGATTAATTTTTCCCGTATAGTATTTAAGTACTTTAATTCATCTAAAGATGTAAGAGGGTCATGAGTAAATTCTCTAACAACTTGCTTAACTTTATTTACATCTTCAGTGGCTAAAGCTTTTTTCAGTTTAGCTTGAAAACATTTGAAATGTTCTGATAAAACTTCCATTTAGTTCGCCTCTTTCTTATCAAGCATAGCCAATGCGTCTTGCTCGCTTAATCCGAAAGCTTGCATTAAACCTTGCAAAGCTTTCCGTCTGTCTCTTAACTTCGGATCGGCTCTCTCAGCTTGTAGGCGTATTTTCTTAGCCTCAATTTTAGCTTTTTCTTCTTTGTTGATTGTCTCTCTTATTTCGGTAGTCTCACGCCATGTAGCTACATCGCGAATCTTAATCTTATCTTTCTTACGATTAATAGCAATGCTCACATTTGCGGCTGCTTGTTGTAAGTTACGTAATAGGGGATACAATGTGTCGAGAGTGAGTGGTATCTCTTCTCTCGAAGTGAGTAAGAATCTATTGAGTATGTCTAGTTGCTCTTGCACTATTGGAAACTCTTTATTCTTGAATTGTTCCATTAATGCTCGTTCATGACACGGCACATGGTAGAGACTTGACGCTGGATCTAGTAAGTTCTCTGCCGCCTTGCTTACGCACTCAGATGCCATTTCATGTGTTACCTCATGTTGGCAATAGTGACACTTTGCACATGCCTTGTGCCATTTATGGTTTAGTTCTATCTCAAAATCTGTGAGTGGAAGATTACAGAAGGGGCAATGTTTTGTTTGCGGCTCTAAGTTGTCCTGCATTTGTTTCAATCTCCCATAAGTAGGACTCGATCAGTTGTTTGAGAAAAGCATTAGTAGTGATTCCACTAGCTTTTACTCTTGCGTCAAGTTTGTTTGCAGTCTCTTCAGAAACTACAAATTGATAGTGAGCAGTTTTGTTTTTCATCTGTTAACTCCTTATTTTCCTCTCCGTATTCTCAACCATTCATGAAACCGTCTCAAAGCACACTCACATAGAGTTTTGTTGCATTTTTCACATTTAGACATTTGTCGGTTCCCAAGCTTCTGGTACTGGCTGGCCGTCGAAAGTGATTCGATGCCATCTTGCCCATACATCGTAGTACTCTTGATTGTATTCCTTGTTTTTCTCAGTTATGGGAATTGGGGAAGTGCGGGCCGCAAGTACAATCACATCAATGTCAGTATTCATGTGATTTAAACACTTCACTATTTGCCTTGCTATGCGTGGTCCCCAAGGTCCCCCAATCTTAATATCTCTATTTTTGTGTAACCAACAAAGTTTGGATCTTTCGAGACTCGATCTTTCTAAGAGAGTCATTTTTGTTGGATCATACACTTTTTGAGACTTTGTCTTTTTGTGATAGACATAATTTGTCATTACACGCTCGGCACCTGCTTTTTTTCTAGGTGCGTCCCAGTGGGGTGTAAGTAGGGGCATGACCGAGTGTACACCCTGGATGCGACCGTGTCAAGAGCTATATTCGCTTTAGAATGAGTCACTTAGCTGGAAGTGGCTTTGGCTAGGTAAGAGTCCGTATGGGTACTCCCTATGGGAGGGGTCTGGACATGACCTATATGTATGACAAACAAAGGACTTAGTACTTGATTCTCAAATAGGCGAAAGGGGTGTCTGTGGCCCTCTCTGAGTCTGTCTCTAAGTCCTTTATTATTATATATTTATATATATTATTTATATCCTATACAACATGCCCATACAGGGTCTTACGTAGTCAAGGTATATTCCCCTCTATCCTACTCATATCGTTGCACCTAGCTCATTCTAGCCCCTTGGAACCGGGGTTCCAGTTGGTCGGCGCCAACACTCAGACACCTATCCTATACCCCTCGGTCGTCTTCGCCTCTCGAAAATTTATTCATTTTCTTCATCTTTTTTCTTGACATGGTTCTCTCAATCTGGCATACTCTCTACATGGCAACCCCTTCAACTACTAAGATGGCTTCTCGCCGACCTCGGAAGGATGAATTGGAGTTAGCCCGTACCATAAGGATACTCAACATGGAACCCATTGTACTAGAACCTACTCAGTCCGTATTCGATTTGGATAGCAAAGCAGATGTTACGCTATTCAAGCAGGTCACTTTCACGCCGGTCGATAACACAAAAGAAGCTCTTGAGCGTGTTGGGAATGACTCAGCCGCTTTTCTGAAGATCATCAATGACGGCCTGCGATCTTACACAAGTGAGAAAGCTAAGTCAGATAATTCTATCGCTTGGATGGCGAAAGATGAGGAAGGAAATCTCGTACCTTTCACTGGAACTACGATTAGTGAAGAGAAGAGTAAGCAGTTGGCCGCGAATGTTCTCAATATGGCTAAGATGGTTTTTGGCTATACGAAAGAACTGTCTCGGGATGAAAAGCGAGTCGCTAAGGATAAAGCTCAGGACATGCTGCTTGGTAACCCTGCGGTCGTGCAGAGTCTCAAGAGCTAGTCTTTTATAACTTAGGGCGAGATTTATACTTTATACTTATTCTCGCCCTAAGGTTCTTTTCTTCTTGACTCGCGGCCGGAAGTGAGGTAGACTTAAATATGGACATAACAATAGATCGTCACTCACTGTTTGCTCACATGAAAGATTTTGATACGCATGCAAATGTATTATTTGCAATTCTCATCAGCATTGCAGAGGATCATCTAAGCCATGCGATGACAGAACAACAGTTTCAAGAACGCTTTGGTACATTAGGAGCAGAAGCATTAAATGCTTTTAATCTTGCAAAGTAATTAGTTTTCTCTCCCCACCGGCCCTCCCCACTTCTGGGAGTCAGCCGGTCTAATGGGGCGCCTTGTCAGAAGTAGATACATATGGAAAAAATAAAATGCAAACATTGTGGATCAGAAAATACTCAAAAAACTTGTTATTCTTTTTCTGATCCACCCCCCAGGGGAAATGTGGTGTAATGATTGTAAAAAAATATTTTATTTAAATCAGATCGAATATATCCCACTAACAAGTTTAAAACTACTGTAGATACATATGGCATTTTGGCAAAATGGTTATCGAACAAAAAATAAAAGATTTGCTTTTTGTGTAAATTCAAGAAATTTTTTATTTGGAGTTTGGTTAGAAGATGAATGGATAGGATTTCAGTTTGCCTGGTTTTCAATGACGATTTGGTTGCCCCCACGCGACCGGGAAGACTCTTCCATAAGATAGATACATGGAACTTTACCTGAAAAATTCAAAAACTTTAAATCTCCAGGGACTTAAAGAAGAATTGAAGTGGGTTAAGACTCTTTTGAAACTTCTTTTTCAGAAACGAGCCACGCGGAAGTAAATACATTATGCCACTTTCCCCACAAGAAAAAAAATTATTTTTTTATTTAATTACATCGACTCGTGCGAAAGAAATCGCTAAAATAATGAAGATTCATCAAAGTACATTAGATACTTATGCAAAATCAATTTACAAAAAATTGGAATGTGAGAATCGCTACGACCTTTTAATTCGGTATTACTCTAAGGAAAAATCCTTAGTTGAAGCTATGAATCTAAAGGTGATATAAATTTGACAAGCCCAGGGGCTAAATGTTATGCTTGCTCGACACCAAAAAATGTCAACTCGAAACAAACCCTGTGAGAAAGAGGTTTATGCTCTTTCTCGCCTGCGGGATTCTCCTCTGAGAGTTAATAAAGAACCTTCTATGAAAGAAATAGAAGAAACATTCATTAAAGTTAATAGCGGTAATATCCCAGATGCCACTTCTAAGCCCGAGCCAGATACATCAAGTTCTAAAATCAGAGGACATATCACCACTAAAGAAGAAAGATCCAGACTCCTTAGAGAAGTTACTCGAAAGAACTAATCTTACTAAAGAAGAAGTCTTGGAACAAATTTCTTTTGAGATGAAATGTGGAGATACCTCAACTAGTAGAGTTGCGGCGGCCCGGATCGGACTCGAACTCAATGGTTTGGGGAAAAATGATGATATCAAGCCAATGAATGTAACTATCATTATTAATGATTCACAGTTTAATGGATACAATCCTATTCTTATACCAAGATGACAACTTCACTAGCTCCTTCTCCTGGAAAACCACTTGCAAGTGAATCTCCTGCAACTAATAGATTCACTCTCTATTTTCGTCAAGGTCGCAATCCTCACCCACAATTCACATTTTTCGACTATCCGTCAAAAGATATGAAACTTGTAGTTGAGCGGGCTAAGAGATTCTGCGATCAGATGTCTTATAGATTCGTGAATGTGCAGCCATCTGTAATTGATTTGGATAGGGAAGAAGCAATTAATAGGGGAGATGAATCCCGATAATTTATGCCTCCCAACTTCAGCCGGAGTGTAGAGATGGGAAACCATTGAGGGAGGCTACCTTTCTAAATGCCCGAATTTCTTGAGAAGAAACTAAAATCAGAATACGGGCAAAACAGCAAGATCCCATATATGGTCATGAATAAACTTGGGGCTATGAGGGGAAATAAGATCACTTCTAAAGGCCGTGAGATGGAAAGAAAACATACTCATGAAATGGCCACTCGTATAGTAAAAAATAGGAAAAAGAAATGATAGGTTTGATTATTACATTAATAGTGATCGGTGTCCTTATGTGGCTTGTAAATACTTACATCCCAATGGATGCTAACATTAAGAAGATTTTGAATGTGGTTGTGATTATTCTAGTAGTTTTGTGGGTACTAAGTATATTTGTAGACTTTGGTAGTCTTGGCGGCCCACTTCCTAGGTATCACCTAAACTCACGATAATGGCTTCTACACCTATAGTAAAACCTCCAAAAGCACCGACTCCATCTAACTACTTAGCCAATGTAGTTGCTCGCCATATAGTTCTGGGCCGCCCGTATCCTAAGAAACTACCCAAGATTCCTTCTATCAACAATTCACTTCCCGCAGTAATGAAACATTTTGGCGGTTTAGTATGAGACTACTTCTATTTCTTATCCCACTAGCTCTCTCTGCCCAATCTGCTAGTTCAGTAATGGATTTCATTACTATCATTACTAAACCTCCAACTACAGTTCTTACAGTTACAGCTTCTCAAGGGGATGGAACTATTTGCACAGCCGGGAAAGTGGCCAGTTCTGCCATTTATCTTTCTGTGACTTGTTCAAATCTCGCCTATACGAGTAACTCCACCCTTCTAAAAGCAAGTGGTCTTAATCAAACATCTCTTCTAATTAATCTAGGAGATGTTTTCTGTACGTTCCTAGTTAATCCCACGGCCACGGCCCTAGTTGCTCAAGGTTCTTGGACTGCTATTCCTGCGAATGCTGTAGGTTGGCAATGTTCTACATATATTAGATCAACTGGAACAAATGGTCTTTTGGGACCAATAACAGGGGAAACAGCAGTTGTTGCAGGATCGGTAAGCTGGCCATGAGCGACGGACTAACTTCTAAAGATATCCAGGATATTGTATCTTCTTATGGGCCGGCCCAAAGTCGCCATACTCGCACACCTGTGAGATTTGCAGATATGGGGCCGGGGCAACAAGGAGAATATGACCCTCCAAGTCCACTTGCATTAGTTAAGATTCTTCTTTCTAATCCAGGAATCATTTCTCAAGCTGGAAAAGGTATTATTACTCTCAATCCGAATGCTAAGGATTTTGATCTCAACACAGTCTCACGACATGAGCAAATGCACGCTAATATGAATCAAATTCCTTCTAAATGGTATCAAGGGGAAGGTTCGGGCGGTCAGGAACTTGCACAATCTATACCAGGGTATCAGCGAATAGCTGAACAACTCGCTATTAGGCGTGGAGGGGAAATGCCTAATGAAGTTGCAGCTTATTCTATAACTAATAACCCAGATCAGACTGGTATTCCACAAAATTGGATGGATGAATACCAGGATAAATTAAAGAGTACGATGGCAAAGAACTTCCCAGCATTAGCTAAAATGACTGGAGTTCTTTCACAAAGCCCCCAAGGAGCACAATAATGTCAATTGCTTCCCATCTAAAAGAATCTATTGAGAAACATAAGAAAAGGACTGAAGAGAAGAAATCTAAGAAATCTGAGCACCCTATGAAGGGAATCAAAAGAATGGAAATTGAGCCAGAAGATGAAGGTGATGGATATATTATTACTCATTATCCAGAGCCTTTGAGTGGAAAGAGTGGTGGTGGTGGGGCAACTTTTCGTGATTCTTATATGTCTAATCCTGAACCTACGAAGCATGTTGCTAAAAATCATAAAGATATGATGAAACATGTAAAAGAACATTGTTGCCCGGCGGATGTGGAAGAATCGGCAGTGAGTAAGTAATATGGAACATCCAGGATTTAAGAAAGTCCAAGGATCTATCGAACGTGAAGGATATTCTAAAA